TTAATGAATCTTCCTTTTAAAGTGCTGCTTACCATCGCTTCGTAGATTGGAGTATCTTTTTGTAATGTAAGATTACCAGTTAACGTCCCACCAGTGTTATTTAATTTATTTGTTAAATCAGTATTTAATTTAGTGATCTGGTCCGCTAATGTCTTTCCGTACCTGGCATCAAGCGCAAATCCCGATGCTGTGGTCTGTCCGTTATTAACCAGTTTGCTGAGTGTAAGCAATGTGTCCTTTATGGCAATAAAGTCTTGGATAAACTTTCTAATTTTGCCTAGAAAGGTTTTACTACTCTCACCAGCACTGGGCACCGGAAATTCTGTTGCTATGGCATCTACGGTCTTTATGGTGGTATCTGAAATATCTCCGCCAGATGTGTTAGCTTTCTTGTTGATTTCGATGTCCAGAGTCTCAAAATTTTCAGTGATATCCACTATATCAATCGGATCCCCGCCTTCAGGAATCTTCATATTAAGGTTCTGTGTATATTTCATACTTCGATCATGCCTCCTTCAATGTTCTGATGCTGTCCCAGGTAAAGCCTGAAACACTGGTCCAGCTTCGGTTGATCAGTTCTCCCCAGGTTGTGTAACGATACTCAAAGGAATAGGACAGGTGTGCGGGTTTGATATCTTCCAACATAGCGATGAACGCATTCATGTTTCGAGGTATGCCTTTAACGCCTATAAACCGCACGATAAAGTGATAGTTCGGATTATCTTCAATCACCTGAATCTCTCCACCTGAAAATGTCTCCGCAGTTTCCTGTATCATCTGAGCAGTTGTGGTTCCCTGCCCCCGGAGCTTGGCCACAAGGATTTCCCGGCGCTGCTCATAGGAAAGGGCCATATTAGTTACCAGCCCATAGACTTGCTCCCAGCGGGTCAGCCCCCAGGTTGCAGTTGAGATAAAGCACTGATCCAGCAGATCAGAAAGCTCATGTTCCAGCAACCCAACCGCATAGCCTTCCGTTTCATAAATGGCCTTCAGCTCCCGGATCTCCGCCAGGAAGGGAGGGGCATATCGTGCCAGGTCTACATAGTAGTCTTTCTGTTCCTCATCGGTGTTTTTCTCCTGGGCGTACTGGATCAAGCCATATTTATTTATTCCATACATGGCTTACACCCCCTTCAGATCGTCCCAGGTCAGGCCGGTCTTTTTTAGATATGCGCTGTCATGATTGTGAGTCTTGGCCGCTGCGTCCGTGATCCCGTATCCGGCCAGATTGGTGGGATTGGTACCACCGGTCACGTGCCCCTGGGCGTTAACTGTCACTGAGCGGTATGTACCCGCCGTTACGCCGCTGTTCGGATGTGCATAGACCGTATCTGTAAACTTGGCGCCTGATGGCACATCCGCATTCACTGTATGGCCATTTACGGTGTCGGCATTGCCACCTTCGGCGGGTATTGAAGACGGAAAGTCCGTAATATCAGCCTTTGCATGGACATGGGAAGTAGCCGCTGCTCCCACTTGTGCCGCTGTCACGCTATGCGGGTTACTCTTATTACTTACATGGGTGTAAGCGGCATTCCAATTGTTAAGCAATATCTGAGTGATGGTATCTAATACGCTCTTATTTGCATGAGTGTGATTCTGGCTAGTGTCGATATCAGCGGCCGTTATATACCCCGTATCATTCTCAAACTCAGACACCTTGGTTGACATATCGGTTATCTGTGACTTGGTGTGCATGTGCGCTGCAGGGGCGAAACTGGTCGGCTTTCCGGAGATCTCACTCCAAGCATAACCTGGTTTAGTAGATGCTTTCGCCCAAGCCGATACATCGGAAGCTGGCAGGGATGTTGGTTTATTTTTAATAAAGGCGTCTGAGGTCGTATCCGTTACATAAAAATCCGCCTGTACGTTTACCTCGGCACCAGTAGCAATACCAGCCAGCTTATTCTTATCAACGCTTGTATAGTCGTTTGTGGAAAGCCCCTTTCCAGGTACCGTATCTACCTTATCAGAAACCGTATTCCATGCTGCCCGCTCCACAGCCGTTACATGTTTCACTGCGTCAGAAATATGGGTATATGCAGCATTCCAGTTTGTGATCAGTGCAGAAGTGATTCCGTCAAGAATAGTCTTGTTGGAATGGGAATGCTTCTTGCTGTCCGCATCGTTCCAATTGGTTCGTTCCGTTGCTGTGATGTGCTTCACTGCATCACTGATGTGGACAAAGGCGGCATTCCAGTTATCTAGCAGGGCCTGCGTAATCGTATCCAAAATCCCCTTATTTTCATGTTCATGCCTTTTTCCGTATGCTTCGTTCCACTGAATCAACAGCGTCTCTGTGACCTTATCAATGGTGGCCTTATTCCCGTGGGTATGCTTTTTACTATTTGCATCGTCATAGGCAGCCTTGTCCTCCTTGGCTAAAAGCCCGTCCACGCTTTGAGTGGCCTTGGGGATGGCGTTGGCCGATATGACCACCCATACCGTACCGTTGTAACGGTAGGTGTAGTCCGTATCCTTCACATTGACAGTCCAACCGTCCTGCGGATTTGGATAAGCTCCCGCAATATCCGCATAGCTGTTGACTGTTTCTTTCCAGTCAATGGCATTCTCCAGGGCAGCAAATTTATTGTCCACCTCATTTCTGGTATACTTATCATCCCAGTTTGGCTTGTTACTCTGAATGGTACCTCTTATGGATTCTTCAGCGGCAATAGCCCTGGTCTTTTCCGCTGACAGGTTTTCTGTCAGAGTGTTTTCAGCAGCCTTTGCCCTTGTTGTCTCTGCGGTGAGATTATCATCATTGATCTTTTCGGCAGCTTTTGCCCGGGTAATTTCTGCGGTCAGGTTTCCTGAAAGCTCCTGCTCTGCTCCCTTGGCCCGGCTGATCTCTGCGGACAGGTTTCCGGCTACCGCCTGCTCTGCTTTTTTCGCTCTGGCCACCTCTTCTACCAGATCTTCGGCAATATTCTGTTCTGACTCCCCGGCCCGATTGATTTCTTCGTTAACCGCTTCCTGGGTACGGACCATTTCATCCTGCAGCTGGTTGACGTCATCCGCCTCTACGGTATCCCCTTCGGCCTCATAGCTGATATAGACCGTAGGCACATCTGCATAAACCCTTATAACTTTCTTCCAGGGAGCAAGGCTTGGCGTAGAAATTACATAGGTCTGGATCCTCTCCCCTGTCAATTTGGGACCGGTATAAACAGAAAGGGTGGAGGTATTAATGTTATCGTGCTGCAGTGGGGCATCATACACGCCTCCTGTCAGCTCCACCTGTTCCTCCACCACATAGATATTTCCATCTATTTTGTTTAACTTTTCATAAAATCTACAGATCTCCACCTATATCACCTCCAAGGTAATAGTGCCAGGTACGGCGATTTCCTCATCCTGCAGCTCCTGGTTGCCGGCTGCGCCATTGATCAGAAGACTTGTAAAGTCCTCCACCCCTGCTGTGTTAAGCAGCAGATTTCCGACCTTTGCCACACTGATATATGAAACGTCAAAAGCATTCTCCTGCAGATATTCCGTAAGTGCATCTTCAAACAGATTCTGGACTGTACCTAGATTCAGCCCGTTTTTCAGCTTGATGCCGGCAGACACATTGATTTCCTTTTCTGTTGCCGACACTACTGACACATCCGCTCCGATGGGGCGTACACTTTCAATGTGATCTGCAACCAGGGCCACCAAGCCAGCGCCGGCGCCGGATCGGTTGGAATCCGCAATCACCACCTTCACGGTACCGGAGCCGCCTGCCAGAGGAAATACCTTTGCAGCACCTACTCCTTTGCATTCCATGGCCCAGTTATAATAATCATACCGATTCCCTCCGGTAGATGGCTTTTGCAGTTTTGTAAGGATACGTTCTCTCAAACTCTTGTCCGTTTCTTCCGCCTCTCCTGGTGATAACAGTTCTGTCAATTCCGCCCTAGTCAATCCATTAATATAGTCAACAGGCACAAGAGATCCCAACTTACTATTTGGGCCTGTACCCGCAACTTCACATTGTAATCTGTATATGCCTTCTCCTAGTCTCTCCAGTACTGTATAGTTGAGCATATCCAGAGAAAACCGACTGCCGATGGTGATATCCATATTAAACTCACCTTTTAATTCTGCATAAGTGGCCGCTTTCGGATAGATCTTCCTCTCTTTCCCCAGACGGATCAGGTATTCACGGTCTGCAGTATCCGCATAAGCTTCCTTCAATACTGTATCCAATTCAATATACATGATGGCAAGCTCCGCCGCAGCCGGGGCAATGGCCGTATAGATAATGGAACCTTCCCTTCTATCAAGTTCGGCTGGTACCCGGTTAAGTAGCCTCTTTAAAATAACTTCATAGGTTACATCCTCATACATATCTAAACACTCACCTCTTTCTCAGCGTTGATATCTCCTATGGAAGTATGTATCGTGAACTTCGCAAGGAGCTTCCGGCCGGTTACTTCAAAAGAAAAAGCATCAACGCTTAGGATCCTGTCATCCTGCATCAATGCTTCTTTTATCCGCTTTTTTAGTTTAGACTTCACAAGCCCAATGGACTGGCCAAATAACCGATCCAGCTCCACACCGTAATTCCAACTGTAGATCAACCATTCAAAACGCTCTGTATGAAGCGTACAATATACAACCTGTCGGATTGCTTCTAGGCCATCTGTCATTTCAGTAATCCGCTGATTCCCTATATCAACCTTGAAGGTTTTAGACGGTTGCTGGACGATTTCAAAATCCTGTTTTAGAATACTTCCTGATTCAGGGAGCATGTCGCACACTCCTTTCTACCACCGGTCGATAACTGCATACTGCTGTCCGCCTCGCTTTTGCAACATGAGAACTCTTTGGCCAGACTGTAAGCCGCCTTTCACCGTGACTGAAACTTCTCCTATTCCTGGAATGGCCATCTGCTCCGTACGATCCGTTAAATGCTCTGGTACGAGAATCTGATCGCCGGAAAGGATAGTCTTCTGATCTATCTGCACTGATAAGGGAGAAACCTTCGTTACAGTGCCCGGAATAATGTCACAGGGATCCCCTTCCTCCATGGCTTTTAGGACGATCCTTTTCATATTCTCTACCCAAGCTGCATCAGCCATTTATCCCAACTCCTCTCAGCGTTAAATCCATGGTATGAATCCCCTCATCAATCTTATGAGTGACGGATTCTACCAACAAATAGTTTTTCAGTTCCATTTCTTTTATATCTAAAAATACCGGAATCAGGCAGCCGGCTCTTACCCTTATATCCCCAAACGCTTTTTTAATGCTTAAGCTCCTTGAAGGACGGTTATAAAGGCTTAAATACCTCTCAGCCACTGCTTGACCGTTCACGCCATTCTCAATAGATACATCCTTTTGAAGGATTCCCCATTTATTGATTGTTCCAGTATCTTTTGTCATGTAGATATCACGTTTCTTTGTTTTGTTGTTGTCATAATAGACCTTGATCTGGTTATAGGTATCGCTGTCAATACTGATTTTATAATCATAGTCCTGGGCTGTGCTGCTATCAATCATGATATTTAGCTTCATATTCTCCACGTCGTTCAGTACCAGCTTCCCGGCATCGTCATACAATACATACATCTTTCCGGTATGGATCAAAGTTAAGTCTGAAGAATCCAAAATAATATCAAACAGAGTTTTGTCCTGCCTGTTCCTGGACAGCTTATATCCGGTATCAGCAAGGGAGCCGGTACGCAGGTTATAATCCCAGGCGATCATCATAATCACTTCCCCGGTTGACAGATTGAAATAATTATAGCTGTTTGTGTTCATTAAATACCGAAGCTGATCATAAGCTGTAACTTGCATTTGTCCGTAACAATTCCAGCTTCGTTCAAAAATGAAACCGAAAAACACAGTCTTCCCATTTACTTCAAAACGTATTGCATTCCCTTCCTCAATCTTAAGTGTATTATCTGGCATAATTGTGAAAGTGCATTTCCCAGGCCGGCCTTTGCGTTGCGACTCCCAAGTGATACTTCCCTGTATTACCGGCTCATATACGGTCTGACCATTCTGGATATATAAATGTGTTTCCATCTTCTACCTCCTATGGCATAGTAAGCACCTGATCGGGATATATCAGATTGGGACTTCTGATTTTATCTTTATTAAGATTGTATATCTCCTGCCACCGACTTCCATTTCCCAGCTGTTTTTTTGCAATGGCCCAGAGACTATCGCCTTTTACAACCGTGTAGGTTTTTGATACAGGCGGTGTCCCCTGACGTTCCGGTTCAGGTACTGAGGTTGTTGGGACCGCCTGCTCTTCTACGATCACAAAGTTCATGATTTTAGTTCCATAGCTTTTATACTCTTTCATGGAAAGAGAAACAATGAGGTCTAATCCTTCCTTTACATCATCAGATACCTTGTAATCTTCCAAAGTTACATCCATGTTAGTATCAAAAAAACTGTTATTCCCCGGCCCGTCCCGGATTACGATAAATTCAAAGGAAGTCCCATCTTCTTTAAGTTCTTTCAATTTCTCCAAAAAATCTTCTGCATTTTCAAAGCTTCCATCCCATATCGCAAAAGGATAGTCCGTCTGAGGGATCACCACATCAAGGCTAATCTCTGCAAGTCCAGGGGGCCTAATCATATTTATCTCTTCCCCATTGATAAGGGTGGCAGTTTTATTCTGGCCAGTATATTTAATAGGGATCTTCTCTGGAGGCAGTGGGAGGAGCATATCATCAATATAAACTTCATAAGCCATTATAAATGTCCTCCCTCTGCTGCTGTCGATAGAATCTCATCCGTTAGGTCATTTAACATACCATTCATCCGATCAAAGTCAGTCTCTGTTTTTAAGGTATTGTTATTGGTAAGGTCAATCTTAAGCTCTGCGAGAGTAAACCGGTTAATAACCTCCTGCTCTGCCGCATCACGCATATATTTAATCTCTTCATCCAATGCGTCCATAGTATCCGCCATGCGTGCCGTGTTGCCGGCAGTCTTCCCTGTGTTACCAGCTGTATCATTTAAGGCTGATGACATCCATGGATCGATTCCTGCTTCACCGGCACCTCCGTTAGCGCCTGTGCCTGCAAAAAACCCCTTTAGCTTGGCTTCTTTTTTTGCTCCCCATTCATAAGCCGATGATGCGGCATCGGTATAGCTAATAAAATCTCTCTGGGCAACGATCTCTTTCCATCCTGATGCATCCTTCGCTTCCCTGGAAGCTGCTTTTATCTGATTTTGGAACCCATCAAGTCCAGCTGTGATATTTACCTCTACTCCCGGGATCTTGTTGATTACATTTTCTATTGCGTGAGCCATATTTGTAATATATCCTACTACCGTAGTTGCCAAGTCGTAGAATAAAATTTTTACCGACGCTATGGGATCATTCCACACATTGTAAAAGAAATTAATAAAACTGGCAATCACGTTCCAGATGAAAATAAAATTATTCTGGATATGTGCCGCTAAAACTCCAAATACCGCTGCTATAACACCGGTGGCGCTAACCGAGGTTCCGGCAAACTTATTTAAGGCACCTATTCCCATATAAATGACTGCAATTAAAGCAATAATAGCAAGCATGATCCAAGTGAGGGGGCAGGCAAGTAAGGCAGCATTAAATGCCAACTGGGATGTTGTCATTCCCGCAGTGGCTGCCATCTCTGCGGTAATTGCGGCTCCATGTGCCGCTGAACTGATAGTACTTGCAGCTTTTATAGCATTGCTGATTCCTTGAACTATATTATTAATGGTAAGCGCTGCAGTATAAAACCCCACAGCAAACGCTACCCCTAAAATAACAGGAGAAATTATAGACCAGTTGTCTGCTATAAACCCGCCAACCGCGCCCATAACATCATAGATCCCCATTGCCGTTCCCACAACAAAATCCATTGAATTTGCAATTGAGTTAAGAGCTTCTTCTACCTTTTTTCCAAAACCGATTACCATTTCCATCGTACTGGGTAAACCATGTGAAGCTAAGGCTGAATCAGTTTCGGTTATTATACTAACCCAACCTCTTGTGATTGCAGCGCGCATATTTGCAAAGGTTGTAGCCCATGTGTTGCCTGCCTCCTTAGCTGCTCCAGCTGATATCCCAGAATCCAATGCCTCAGATACCACGCTGATAAAGTTAGCAGCTGATATAGTGCCTTTACTTAGATCTTTTTTTACGGCACCAACTGACTTGTTAACTGCCTGAGCATAAATTTCAGCAGCTCCTATGCCCGCATCAAAAAGACGATCCAACTGATCTGCTTCTACCTTGCCCTTACTGTACATTTTACCAATGGCATCTACTACGCTTTGTAGTTGTTCATTTGTACCTTCGCCGTAAAAGGAAACCGCATCAGCCCAAACACGTACCTGATTGGTTGCCGCACCAAGAGACATGCCTCTTGTTTGGAATCCCTGTGCAGATTTGCTCGCAACGTCAAGACCATACGCAGTGCCAAGGGTAGCGTCTTTTAACTGTTCTAATGCTGCCTTTGCTGCGTTGGAATCGCCTGTCAAAACAGTGATTGTTTTTTGAAAGCGGTTCATTGTATCAATTCGATTAAACGCACCGCTTGTATTCATAACCCCGAGACTTCCAAGCGTGCTTTTAATCAGCCCAATGGTTTGATTAGCAACAATAATTCCTTTCTGCCAGCCTTTAAACCCTTCTGAAACCTGCGCTACATAACCATTACATTGATTGACCGCACTGTTAAAACGGCCCTGTTCGCTTGTGTTATCACGAATGTTCCGCTCTACCTGCCCCATGATCGAATCAAGTTTCTGGTATGCCGTATTGGCCTCACTGATATCCATTCGCCCCATTGCCTGATTCAATGATTCCTGGACCGTTACCACAGAGCCAAGCTTTCCGCGAAGAGATTCCAGTTCATTATTAACCTGATCCGTTCTTAAATTCACCGGTATGTTATTGAGCTCCTGAACCCTTAAGGATAATGCCTGCACCCGGTTTTCCATAGAAGCCATATCATTTAGCATTCCTAATGGCGTCACTCTCATGCTCCTGGCCTGGTCAGATATGGCCTTCTGGCTTTCATATAGCTGCCTTGCCATCTGATCGGCTGCTTGGTACTCCGCCTGAAAACGATCGGCACCAGAGTTCATGAAAACGCCTAATGCTGCTGTGCTATTCCAAGCTGGTTCTGGAGGGGTGGGAGGCGGAGTGGTTGCGACTCTTTCCACCTCTTCCCGATACCTGGCCATTTCAGCCGATGCTTCTGCGATTCCCTGCCTTGCCGCATCTATGGAAGCAGCATTTAGTCCTGCATCAGACGCCGCCTGTGCCTGCTCAAAGGTAGAGAGCATAATAGACATTGATTGTGTGATGTTGTTTAATATCCCTGACATTCGATCCTGCAGTTGAATTGAAGTTTGTAATCCTGCCACTTCTTCCTACCCCCTTTTCCTTCTGGCCCTGGCGGCATCCTTCTTGTCGTTTTTAATCTTCATCTCGACCGCTGCAATGACAACAGCTTTCTCATAACGAGGAAGCCCCAAGTACTCATGGGGCCACTTGTGAAGCTTGTGGAGGCAATAGTAAGCGATGTTTGCTTCCAAATCGCCTCCTTCCATTAGTTTTTTGCTTCTTCCACCAGATCTTCCAGTGCAATATCAAAGCCGTTCACTTCCTGTACCTTAGATAAATACTCCCGATACTCTCCCGGCGTAAGCATCTTTTTAAGCAAGGCCTCTGCTCCCATTACCTGATAGGAATCCTGAAGCTCCTTGTTGTTAAGATCGGGAAACACCGTACAAGCCACAGCCAGTCTGCCAACATACTGATCATAGTCTGTTTCCGGCATGTAGGCTCCCTTTTTCCCAGGGATCGGCCTCCGCTTTGTACATTCCTTTTTAATCAGCTCATCCTGCTCCGAAGTGATGCACTTGACTTCCCATTCCACCGGCTTCTTATCTTTATCCATAAATCTCTTAGACGCTGCATACTTCACATTCTCCACGGTCACAGCATTCTGACTTAAAAAACAACTTAAATCTCCCATATTTTCTTATCCTCTCTTTCTTCTACTGCATTCCTGCTAGCGTACTAAACTTCTCCGGCATTTCCCAGCTTTCAAAGGAGAAATCAAATTCATCTTCCAGATAATCCGCATCCGCATCGAACTTAGCAATGGTCCCACCATCAAGGTTACAGTCCTTTAAGATGACAGTCTGACGTCCCACACTGGAAGTTGGGTCTTCATTGGTTATCTGGATATCAAAATAGACATCCTTGCCAGTTTCCTGAAACTGATATAAAAGCTCCCTAAAAATACTGGTATTGTAATGAAACGTTGCGGAGCCGCTCCCTTTAGATCCAACAGTTTTATTTCCCTTCATGGTTCTTCCTAAAATTGGCACTTCCGTTTTTGTCTTCTCGATCTTAGCTTCAAGGTTAAGAGCCTGCATAAAATTGTACCGGTTATTACCGATCGTGACATAACATTCTGCCTGAGCGGCACTGATGGCGTCCCAAGCATTCATAGTGTTCTGGTTCATAATCCTTCACTCCTTCCTACGAAACCACTACGGTCATATACAATTGACTCATACAGTTAATCGGTTCTACCGGGAAATTCACCACGACAGACCGCTTGCTGGAACCCTTATTAACCGTGATTGCATCAGCCTTCACCGCTTCAATGGCCCGGAGTGTGGTAAGCTGTTTTCCATAGGTAACGATATCATTCCAAAGGCTAACCCGGCCTGCAGCATCGTTGGGAATCTTACCTAGATACCGGGTATTGAACAGGGAGGCTATATCGTTTCCAATCTGATCCAGAACTCGGATTGTCTGATTGCTGGAAAAGTCCTCGCCTTTCTCTTCTGTGTAGGTCACAAGGGTATTGATATCCATCAGAACCCGGATTTCACTCCCGACCATATGGAATAGAAATCTTCCTGCCTGAATTCCCTCTTTGAGCTGAATTTGAGTGTAATCAGCCTTGACAGAATATTCTCCGTCATAGGTCTTATTCTCCGTGGTCTTATTGATGGCACAAGAGGCCTCCGCCCCAGTGGTCCAGTAAACTAATCCAGACTCCAACTCCTCTGCTTCGTTCTCCACGGAAATGACTCCCTCATAATTGGCTTTTGTATACCGGTATAAAACAGTCTGAAACTTGACCCCGTTTTCGTCTCTCATCCGCTTTGTGAATGCCGAAAAGAGCGCCTTTACATTCTCATCAACCGATGGACAGCAGAGAACCTGGAAAGAATAATTTTCCATTTTGGCAAGAAAAGCTGCATAGTCTTCACCGGTTACTGCTTCTCCGCTGGTCCCCCCGGTAAATGTCATACCGGCCGTCTCTGCAAGAGTCGCAGTTTTCTTAAAGGTTATGTAGGCGTTATCCTTTAAGCCACTAGCACCGGCCACAGTCTGGACGTCTACTTCTATCCCTGCAAACAGTGTTTTAACATCAAACTTAGTTTCATCATCAATGTTCTTGGATATCACAATTTTTAAATTGTTCCCCCGGACACCGCCGTAAACAGAGGTACCATAATCATTTTCTGCCTTTGCTCCGACATTAAGACGATAAAATATTCCCTTTGTCAGATTTCTAAACAGTTCTCTGACCGGGATCATTGCTGCATCATCATAAGAGTATCCGAAGATCTCTCGGCTCTTTCCTTGAAAATCCTCTGCCGTTACTTCAAACACTTTCTTTTCCGGTCCCCAATCAAGTACCATGGGAATAGCTGCAACTCCTCGTTCTCCCATAGCCGCCCCTGCAGAAGCAGCATTGACAAAATTGATATAGGCACCTGGGAGAACCTTATTTTGAGTTGTAAAATTTCCTCCGCCTAACATACACTCACCTTTCCTTTCATGAACTTTTCAAGCAGCTCATCCGCCTCTGCCATCGTATAGGCCTTTCCGGGTTTTAAAAGGGCATTGATCATATCCTTTTTTCCACGATACCGTTTAGAATTGGCCAACTGCTCCTTTGTATAGCGAACAGCCACTCCCGGCTCCGCCTGTTTACTCGTTTTTCCTGCCATAACCATACTCCTTTCATTTTACTGTAATATTATCCATAGCCTCTTCAGTTTTGCCGGTCCGCAGCCCGAACCGGTCGTAATTTACAAAGAAGGACAATACTCCATCTCTTGATACTCCGCTTCGTCTTGTTCCCCGCATCAGAGAGCCATCAGCCAGAGAAAGATATTCCATGGATTCCATTAATATTTCAAGAACTCGGTTCAACTCCCTTGCAGGCTGCTCCATCTCTTCAGGCATATATTGGACATACATTCCTGTACTACGGAAATACCGTTGACCAAGAAGAGCTTTTTCAGATGGTTCCAAAAATCCCACAAAAAAACAGGGCTCTATTAGTCCCTGGTCTACTTTACTGGTATAGACGGTGGTTTCCGGAAAGAGAGTGTCAAGCTTTCTGGTCACCGCGTCCATGATGTCGTTATACATGAAATGCCCCCTTTAAATAATCGGATATTTTTTTCTCGATCATCTTAGGAGCTTGTTCTTCCAGCTCCCGCTCTGATATAGTCAACATGAACTGGCCAGGCACCCAGCCTTTATGATTAGCGGTTCTATGTCCATATTCCACGTAGGAGGCATATTCCGTGGGGTTGACAATTTCAATGGAATAGCCCTCATCGGTTTTCACCACCTCACCAGCTGTCCATCCGGCACGAAGTACACCACCTTGCTTACCAGTTTTCGGCGTGAATGTAATGGTTTTAGGGTTTTTCGTAACAAAATCAACCTCTTTACCACTTTTCGTTGTGAAATGAACCTTTTTCCCTGCAGGCGTAGTAAATGTAACAGGCTTATCATATTGGCCCACAGGAGTTCTCTTCTTAACCTTCGCCAGTAAACGTGCCGCCAGATACTTAGCGCAGTCCTCGCATAATTTATCCCTGTCTTTATCAAGTTGCTCAATCTGATTTTGAAACTGTCTGATCTCTTTAAAATCAAACTTTCCTCCAGACATTATGCTTTCTCCTTCCACAGTTCCAGGACAATTTCCTGATGGCTGCCATATACTGCCGGCTGGCCGCTTCTGGAATAGAACTCGGTACGGCCAGCCTGAGTGACTTCTATTTTGCTTCCGGGCAACACCACGATTTCCGGAGCAAGAAATAGCTTGATCACTTGTCGGAGCTTGGAAACTGTGCCTACATCGTCAGTAGATGAGATACTTGAAAAAGAAAGATGGCAGGACCGATCTTCCACCACCTTCTTCATCTTCTGGCTGGTCACTTTTGTATCCGGATCCTTATACGGCTGCTTTTCATAGATATTACAGGTCCCGTCATAAGTAGATTCAATAACCTTCCGGTGTATCTTTCTGGCCTGTTTCATTGCATCAGAAATCATTTTTATCACCCGGTCTTTCGATATCGATTCAGCTGCACCTTGTAGTTTTTTAAGATACTTTCCTGTAAGGCACTGGCCGCACTGGTAAAGCTGGTTTTGGTATCCCCTTCCGATATAGAAGTGACTGTAACCGGAACTTCTCCTTCTCCCAGCCCTTCATGCCTGTATAAATCTATCGCCATGCGGTAGCAGGTATTTACAAGCCCTTCTGGTACGTTTTTGATATGGCAGTAGTTCCTTACCGTTTCTTCCACGTCCTCCATGATAAATGTAAGCTGGGGATCCTGGGAGACATCTTCCTTGGATATCCCCAGTAATTCTTTTAATCTTCCCAGTTCCATAGAATCCTCCTTATGAAATGGTAGCAACAAATACCTGATCGGCATAAGGGAAGGAAGGCAGCGCCGTAGCCACGGCCTTGATCCACTTGGCCACTGGATCAATGGTATTGTACTGGCAGACAATTATCTTCCCAACCTCGGAAATTTCAACATCAGAGTTCCTTCTAAGTTCTAATTCCTCTGCAGTTACTCCGTAGAAGGTATCTCCCATCTTACCCTCGGGCATCATGACAAAAGCATTTTCAGGAAGGAAACGTTTTGCACTGTATTTTCCTTTTGTATCCTGAATACGGTACTTTTTATCGTAAATAGCAATCTGAGGAAGCTTCTGCTGGGCAAGGAATGCATTAAGCTCTGCCACAGTCAAAAGCTTGGAACTGTTTACACCAAACACAGCCGCCCGGATCCTTTCATCACGCAAGATGGCGCTTAAGTTCTTCTTGGAAGTCAATGCTCTAACGGGAGTAAATCCGGTATCATCCACAATGGTTTCCACCATCTCTTCCATGTCTTCCAGGATTGTAGGACTTCCGGAAAGCCAGGTCTTGCTTGTTTTATGTTCTGCCGGCATTCCGTAATCAATGGAGGCTTTGACCCCATTTTCATTAATCACAATCTTACCAGTGGAAAGGGCCTCCATTCTCATGCACTCTACACGAGTACGGACAGAAGCAACCAGATTATCTACATCACGGAAAATATTCTTAATCATATCCTCCTCTTCCCTGTCATTTCTAGGACTTTCCAGGGCGATGATAGTTTTCTCCGGAATCTTGATTTTCTTCTTAATCAGAGCCAGATCCTGAGTGAATACTTCAGCACCTTCTCTGGACCCGATCTCGGCCTCAGTATCAAAGGCATGGACCTTTGCGGATACAGGTAAGTTGCTGGCACCCTTTACCATGTCAATTTCCAGCGCTTCCTTTTTGTCTTCCGGGAATAAATATTCCCCCATATAGGGTTCCTGAGCGCGCTCCTTTGTGTAATCAATTAAATCTCTTGGTGTTAATAATTCTTCTACTCTGGCCATATTAGTCCTCCTTAATCTGTAACTGTCCATCAATAAAAAATTTGATAAACGGCATTTTTACAATGAGCTGCTGTACGGCTTCCTCGATATAATCCCCCTGAAGGCGTTCAGCATTAACGGATCCATCAATCATCAATGCCCCCGGCTGCTGACCATGTGTTACCTCCACGGTGTCAAAAAGGATCCCGGCAGGTGCTGCTGACAAAGCATAAGTATAGGAACCGGAAGAGCCGCTCCTTGTCACCTTCACCGCTTTTCCGTCTTTGTCCAGAAGTGTACCAGCTGATACAAACTTCTTTCCATACTCATCAGCTGTTACGCCGGTATCGTTTACCGTGCAGCTGATGTTTTGGTACTTTTCACTTTTCAAAAATTCTGGGGTGTTCCCAAAGGTCTTCTTTGATAAAAACATTTTATTACCTCACTTTCATTTTTTATTAGCCCCATGCCTTGGCATAAGGATTTTCTGCTGCTTCAGCAGTCTTATTTAAGGTCTCTGCAATTCCCTTCCCGAAACCATTTTCGTTGGTACTACCAGCTCTGGGTTTGTAGCCTCCTGTACCTGATTCTTTTCCAGTACATCCTTTGCCCGGATCGGATTCTTTAAACAGAAATGCTTTGGATTCCTTTATGGTCTTGATCTGCTCCTCCAGGCCAGATATCTTGCCATCATCGGCCAGTATCAGCTTTGTTTTATCCACAAGTCCGGTGACAATATCAACATCATGGGCAGAACCGGCGAGAGCTACCTTAATAGCTGTGGAAAGCTTCAGTTCTTTCATGTCTGCCTCATTTTTCTCCTTAGCGGCTTTATTTTCTGCCTGCAGGGTTTCAATCGTCTTTTGCAGTTCTGCATTGTTTCCACTGTTCTTTTTCAAGGTTTCCAGCTGTTTATCGCGGTCCTTGATATCATTTTCCAGTTGTCCTTTCTCCTGATTAGCGGCATCATAATCTGCCTTCGGAACATAGGACTCCAGCTCCTTTTTAGAAGCTTCTGCCGCCTTTGCGGCTTGCTCCTCACTGATTCCAAGTGCAATGAATTCTTCTTTTTTCATGATCTCATCCTTTCCATGCAATAAAATAACGCCCAGGAAGTCCTGCGCGCTTGATAGCTGTAAGGCAGCTTCACCCCGCCACCCGGAGGGAGATAATTGGATCACCTCCTATTATTCTGCTAGTTCATAAGTAGCTTCGAAGATATCAGGCTTGCAAGGATAAAGTTCTCCTTTTACGCCCTTGATGATGTAGTTACCAACAGAAGCAGCCATTGTCCCCTCCAATGTTTTAATGCAACACTGAACATCAGGACACCCGATATTCCCAAATAATACCTCTCCTTTTTTAATGGCTTCCACAATCCATACCGGATCCTCTTCCTGATCGGGTCCTCCTGTCCACTTAAAAGCCTCAATTACCACGGGTTTCTTTCGATATTTCATTCCATTCTCCCTCCTGTTGCGATATCACAACTTTTGAATATAAGAATACCACCGGCCTTTTTACTGACTGGTGGTATTATGACCTTGCTATTCTCAAGGCCTCCTCTTCACTGACTACTTCGTAGCAATCAAACTCTGGCGCATCTGGATAAAAATATCCCAAAGACAGGCCTCGTCTTCTCCATTCCCCGTTTTTATAGTCAAAAAACTTGCGGCCCTCCTGTTTGATTATCGTTCCCCGATTGTCATAATCGGTCAATTTTAGATATCTTACATTATCCATAATTCTTCACCTTTTCAATGTCATTCGGTACTGCCATGGAGTCCGATAGTTCAAACATCTCATCATCTAACTCCATATACTCTTTGCTACTCATATCCTTAATCAGGCGCTGCTTTTCATACAACTCATGCATTTTCCCATTTTTCACTTCAAAACTTTCGGAAGTATGATATTGAAGCTCAAAGGCCTGCCCGCTTGGGGCCCTTAAAGTCGTATTGATACCATTGTATGGGTTTAGTTTATCTGGCCAATAATTTTTAATCTCAACTGTATTATATCCTAACTGTTTATGCTTATCAATAGCAGCTATCGTTTTATCAGCAAGTGACTCCGGTGTACCTGTGTATGTATACCGCAAAATGTCCTTAACTTCGTATTCATTGCCCAATGGGTCGTATTTTCTTCGTATTTTTGTAAGATAAGAGTCCTTTGACTTAACTCGATATTGAAGACCTGACGCACTCATCTTCAATTGCTCTGCAACCTGCTTGACATGTGCGGTTATATCCGGCTCATTTTCAAGGGCCTGATTATAATATGTCATCCCTCTGCTCTGAGCTTTTAAAATACCGTATTCTAACTTATCCGTGTATTTTATGTTCTGGAACTCATTAAAGCAGCAGGTACTTCTTTCCCAAGAGTTTCTTTGTACTTTTCATACTGGGTTCTGTCAGACGCTTTATTCTTATGCATCTTCTCCAGTAAGACCGCCTGAGGGTCATTCTCCACAAACTCCTCATGCCATTGCTTATAAGTCATGCTGGCCGGCACTTCCATAGATTTGCCTGTAACTGGATCTCTGGCTGCTCGCATTTCTGCAACTGAAAACTCATCGTCAAAATAAGGAACTGTTGTTGTCCTACAACGCGGATGAAATGGGGGCGCGGTAACTCCGACTTCATATTCTGACATATAATAAAATGGTTCTTTTTCGCTTCTCCCCTTACCGTCCATATTCCGGCATATCTCCGAAGTATGGGAATCCAACGTAACCAGGTTTTCATATCGATCCACACCGAGCTCCTTATAACAATCCTTCTGAGCTGTGGAGGCTATGGCCGCTGATTCCGTCATGATTAAGTTTCCCGCCTGACTTCGGCTTACGTCCATCACCTGCGCAAGGTTCCGAATCGCCTTCTTCGGATCAGATCCACGGATTATGCTCTGAGAAAGCTCTGTATGCAACTTAGTAACCAACTTCTCTTTGTTAGTCCATATACGTTCTGAGAAGCTGGATCCGTCCTGTGCCCATGGCTTACGAATGACCGTGTCTATTATCTTAGGGTCCAAGCGTGTCAGATTACTCCCCACTCCTGTTCCCCTGGCTATTTCAAAGGCGGTATGGTAATAATTTTCTGTATATGCATTATGGAGAAACCCAATCGTGCCACCCTCATAAGTTGAATATAGAAGTTCAGCGTGCTGCCTGATCTGCAGTTTCATAGCCTCAAGCCTGGAAATATGGTATTTAGCAGAAGCATTTTCTAATTCTTTTAACCAGCGCTGATCAACAGCATTCTCTTTTCCGGCTTTTATGTACTGCTGAACGGTCCATTTAAATTCATCCAGTTCACTGGCCTTAAGCATTTTCTTGGCCTTGGCATAGCTTACTCCGTTATTATCCGCCAGTCGATTATACCAGCGTTCAATATCCATCTGCAGAAGCTTAGATGCTTCATCAAACTGTTTTTCCAGATCCCGGTAGTATGCCACACTTCGGCTGTACTGCTCATCTTCAAGTGCTGCCATTCGTTCTTTCCAGTAAGAACTATTCTTCTTCGCCATCTATTTCACCGCCTTGGTCTCCCTCTGTCTGCTTTTGAAACGCCCTTCGGTATTCGTCTGCTTCCTCTGCGGCCTTTATTTTCTCTTTTTCCAGCTGTTTTTCTTCTTCATCAGCATTTTCCACAAACGGATGGTTTTTAAGGATCGTCTTATTGGAAACCAGACCTACACTCTTCTCACATATATCAGCAAGTTCAGAATCACTCCTTATTGCGGACCGGGTCCAGGTCTGAATGATCTGACCGCATTGAGCACCGAGGTACTTACAAATAGCACGAACCAATCGTCCAAATCCCAATTTGAACTCTGTTTCCATAAGACCGGCTTTTAACTCTAAAAGGGAATATAAATATTTCAGTGCTACCCCCGATGCATTACCGAACTTCTGCGGATCCGGATCCACGCCCTGACCTTGCTCAAATATCGCCTTCCTGGTCATTTCCAGGAATTTCTCCCTAGCCTCAATCGGGATACTGATTGTCAGGGTCTCCACACCTGTTTTATTGCTATCGTCCCCATCATCATCAAGCTTGATCATCTTATACTTTTTAAGATCGTCAATGAACTCCTTTTTATCTTCGCCGCCATAATTGGTAAGAATAAATATCACTTCCTGGATATCCTCCAGATCATTCAAAAAGCCGGTGAATACCTTGTCATAGGCATCTACCAGCGGTTTAATGTTCACCAGGTCATTGGTTGATATATTATTGTTGTTAAAAGAGATAAAGGGAACCTCACCCCAGCCATGATTAAAGATATTTCCTTTTTCAGCAGCTCCATCTTCTGGAAGCCCCGGAAAAACATTGTATTCAGAAAGACCAGCAGTGGAAATGGCGCTGCTTGTACGGTAATAACTGTAGCATCTTTCATTATCCCAGTATTCCCAGATGGTGATTTCCTTGCCTGATGCAAAATCTATATCTTTATAAGTCCTTAACACAGCTATCAACGCTCGATCCAAATCGCTGCAGTAAATGGGAATGATCTGTTCCGAATCTACAACACCATAGCAGAAGTTTCCACTTTCATCTTTCCAATAATGGATCCAGGCACATTCGTGATTAGAGGCGTTAACACATAGATCCTTACATATCTTTGGGTAAGAATCTCCCAATAAATCTGCAATCCGTTTATTCACTTCCTCTTTACCAATATCAAACAGCGGAGGCGCTGCAAACATATAGGCCGCCTTTTGATTTACCAGAAGGCCGTGAAAGTTACGAGGGATTCGATTATCAGCACTTCGGAGTGGCCCGGAATCCTGTCCCCTTACTCCACGTTTCAATATATCGTTTTCGTTCCTATAATACCGATCGGCCTCCTGGCAGCGCTTCACATGCTGCCTGTGCCAGCTGGCCCGGTTCTTAATTAGTTCTTTTACCACTTCAATGTTGGGCTTTTCGTCATTCACTCTTCTCACCTGCCTTATTTAAAGATTGATATTCCTGATTTCTTACCACAGTTTTCTGCAATTCCCGTTGTGGCATCTGGGGCGTCATCATGCTTATTCTGGCCTTCTCTCTGGTACCGGTTCATGGCATTATAATATTCCGGCCAGCGGTTTTTCCAATCCTTTGGGTAATAAATGTGCTGCATGACCCATGAGGAATTGGAGTAGATCCTGGCTTGCTTATTTTTACTTTGATGGAACCATTTGATCGTTGTGTGATTGCTATCATATTTCTCCTGAAGGATCCGTTCTACGTTACGGGCAAAACTGCGGCCGCCGTTATTTGACTCTATCTTGGAAACGTCCACGCCATCTTCATAAAGCATTTTTGCCGTTGCCGGCTCCGTTACCTCCATAGGCTCTTTGGTATAAAGAACGTCAAGGACGTAAGCCTCATTGGCAAAGGTAACTCCATAATCGATACTGCAAAGATAATCTTCGCCGGTATCAGCCGTATCGGTGTAATTCCGGATCTCTTTAAACTCCGGTAACTCTCCACTATAGGTTTTAAAGCTGCTATACAGTTTTCCTTTCAGGTCAATCGGTTCCTGCTGGTAGTTAGCAGATGCAATATCTGCGCCCATGGCTTTTATTTTAGCCTGATAGGATTTGTAAGATAATACCTCTGGGCAAAGCATCTCATGTGTTTCAGGATTCAACAAGGCCTTCATGCAGATGTGTCGAACCTTAGCGCCTGCCTCCTTGAAATGCTCCAATGCCCGGCCTGCCAAATCGTCGCTGGCCCATCTGGTCATGATGATAATAATTTTACCGCCCTCTTCTAGACGGGATAACATAGTATCGGTAAACCAGGACCAGTGCTTTTCCTTGGTTAGCTCATTGTTGGCTTCCTCCGCATTTTTGATCAAGTCGTCTATGATCAGAAGGGACGCTCCAAAGCCTGTGGCCGTTCCAGTGGGTGAAGTGGCCAGATAGTTATTGTATCCCCCTTCCAAGCTCCAAAGGTTCATAGCTCCATCACCCTGTTTAATGCATACACCTGGGAATATATCAGTAAACACAACCTTGCCCTGATCTGCCTTTAATTCCTGGATATCATTACGGACGTTTTTGGAAAACATAGTGGAAAGCGTTTCATTGTAAGATCCGGTCATAATCTTTTGTGATTGATCATTCCCCAGTACCCACTCCACCAAAAGGCCTGCTGTTCGACTTTTTCCATGACGAGGTGGTTCATTAACGATCATAACTTCATCGTCTGATTGCATAAAGTCCTGGAAGCCATTACAGAGCTCTATCAGGTACTTACGGTCCTCTTTGTAGAAGTCCGGCGCTTTCAGATTGCAATAAAAAAAGAACTCACGCCTAGCAAGTTCTATCTTTGCCCCTCTGATTATTGTCTCTCTATCCACCATGGATCAGCTTCTTTAATTCGTCTGTAGTTAGGCCCGCATAAGGATTTACGGTCTTGACCTCGCCAGATAATTCCACATTCTGCTTATCTCTCCATATATCTGGTTTACGGTTCTTTAACCAGAATATCTGAGCTGTTGTGTCTGGCGGAATATATACTTCTTCGTCAGCATATTCTATATGCTCTTTTTCACTTTTCCGTTTCCCGTTCTCATATATAACCTCTTTGACCTTAATGGCTTTCTTCACCGTCTTATTAAATCCGGTGGCTTTTTTGAATAAAGCATTTTCCACCTCAACATCAATTACTTCTTTTCCCCTTTTTAAGGCGTCGGAAATGTCGGGATACTTTTTCTTCCAAGTGTATAACGTATCCCTGTTAATCCCGATATTTTTTGCCACTTGCTCATCAGTCAATCCATCTCTCGCCCAGGCTTCCAGCAACAGCAAGCCATCAGGCGTTAACCAATATTCATATTTTCCTTTTGCCATCAGTCTCACCTCACCTTCCAATCTGGCTAATTTTTATATTAAAAAAGAGACGGGGTTGGCCGCCTCTGAAATCATATATTAATTAAAATCTTTTCTAATAAACACCTCAACTCTGCTAGTGTTAATAGCTTCATCAGATAGTCCCAACCGTCTTAAACAATTATAAAACTCATCTCTTCCTTTTGTATTAGCTAAAAAGATTGAATTATTAATGGCATTTATACACGATTGATCCCATGTGCTGCATGAAGCGACCGCTGAATTTATAATTCCGCTTACAGAATAAATTGTTTCATCGACACACCGCCTAAAAATAGCCATATCATTTTCAGCTACATCTGGATAACTAAAACCAATGACTATACCATATTCTACATACCTGGTACTAATACAGGGATACTCAAATTCTACGCACTCCTCAAAATAACAGGATTTTCTTTTGCATTTAGTTATATACGTCTCTACGGTTTCATATACATGTATCTTTGTTTCAAAGTACGCCATGTTACTCCCTTTATATAACCTCTTAATATAACATATACGATTACATCGGAAACGTGTGCCTTCTTCGAGGAGAATACCCATCGACCAAATTTCGACAGGCGTTTTCAAAAAGGAGAATAAGTATGAAATCAGCTGCCAAGCTGTTACACCTGGCAGCCGTAGGAGAGTTTATTTAAAAATTTTTGATAATAAGCTCTTTATATTTTCGGCTTTCACTCTTGGTAACAAGATTGTCCGCACGTTCTACCTCAACAAGCGTATACCCCTCATATAGCTCCCTGATCCGGGGACAGTCATTATATGATAATATAAACTTGCCTTTAATGCCACCAAGGCAATCACACAGTCGCTTGTGATCCTCTGGATTAAAACGATCCGGATAATACTTTTCCGCTTCATAATAAGGCGGATCCAAATAAAACAAAGCATCAGGACGATCGTAGCTATTAATCAGCTTCTCGAAGTCTTGGTTTTCAATAACTACTTTGTTGAGTCGGTTAGATACTACTTTTAGATAATCCACTGCTTTCTGCATATCTCTGGCGCTGCTTCTAAAAGTGTGAAGATTAGCTCCAAAGCTTTCCCGGATTATACAAAAGTACCGGGCCGCTCTCTGAATGTCTGTCAGGCCACTGGTATTCCTGTTCAGTTCATCAAAGAACTGCTCCCTGGACATAAGTAGCCATTCTAATTCCTTTTGTAAAGCTTCCGGGTGATGCTTCACAATTCGATATAGATTAATCAACTCACCGTTTGCATCATTGAAAACCTCCATTGCTGCATGTTTATCACAAGCAAACAACACCCAACCGGCTCCCCCAAATACCTCTATGTATCGTTTAAAGGAATCCGGATCCGGAAACTGCTCCAGGATCTTTTTGCGTAAAAGTTTTTTACCACCTATCCAACTAATGAAACTATTCATGTTACCATCTCCTTTTCAATTGATGATAACAAAATTCCTGTCGGGATTTAAAAAGGGCCTCCTCTCGGAAGCCCAATACCACGTTATTAGTATAACATACCTTTAAAAAAACTTTTCCATCCGTTTTCCATCATTTACCACTTTCATCAGTAAACAACTCCTGATGAGTCTTTTCAAAAGCCAGTAAAGCCTCTCCGTGCTTATTGATTATATATTTATACGAGTACCCCATATCGCAGGCAATCTTTGTAAAGTTCTTCTCGCTGCGCACATATCTGTGGTACAGAATATCAATACACAAACCGTCCTTAAGGTCATGTATCTGATCTATTAATTCGTGCTTCAATTCCATGTATTCAATAATTTTACTTTCAATATCCTCTTCCAGAGACACGATCCGTAGCGCCTGGGATTCTGTTTGCTTGCCAGTGGATCCGGTAAATGAGGTCTGAACCTTCCCGTCTGTTCCATCTGAGACTATAATAATTCCTCTGTTACTCTTTGCCTCCTTAAGCTCCTGCTTTTTATGCCTGATCTTTTTATTAAGATCGTCCAACTGGCTAAGATACTCTTTTACTGTCAATATACAGTCACCTCCCCGCAGCCGATGCTTTCTTCATTGCTCTGGCTTTTTTCTGCCTCAAAAGCTCTATGTATGTCATAGTCACTGACCTCTTGGGATCTTCCAAACTGACCAACTCTACGATATAGGGGAACTTCCTCACCACAACAACCTTTTCAGATGCAATCCGTGTCCCCCTGACAAAGTCCTTGCGGAAACTCTCGTAGACAAATTTGGTCCCGACCTTTAAAGACCTCTTAAATTCTGCCAGATCTAGTGCCGTAATATCCGCATTCACCTGCCGTTTATCCCCTACATCGTCCTCCTGTATCGCCTTGAACGTATACCGGCCCTTATAGGCTCTTCCTTCACGGGCATAATCCCTTACAAGGTGTACAGATACATGTAGCATTTCTGCCCATTTCTTTGATGTGTGCACTCCTTGAATCTCCCCGTTGTCATACATTGCATAAAGATATTTCAACTTCATGATCTGACTCCTTTCTATGCTCTGGCGGCTCCCGACGTGCCGGATCCGGGCATAAGCTTGTATATGTATAAGCCGGATGTGTTGCGCTAAATGTATCGGCTTTAGGCCCTTTCAGGATATGGCCCTGTTTTGCAGCCCTTGCATGTTCCGTAGAAAGCGTGGTTGCATGTTCATCTTTACTGCTCAATTTATCACCTTCCTTGTGAAAATATCAGTTCAACTACTTAAAATCATTTATTATTGGAGCCGTACATTTAATTGCATTTTAAACAGCTTCAATCTATACTATATATAATACAGCCGTCTTCATTCTCTCCATGGTTTATCAAAACTTTCTGAAAATATTTGGAAAGAGTTGATACAGATAAACAATAATAGAATAAATCAGGGGGCCATATGAAAAACATTGTAAAATTTTTAGTAGTTTACGTAACATATTTAATAGTATTTATTCTTGTGAACGGTATGATGCCATACTCACAGGCGTTCATGGAAGCTAGCGCTCGTACAACGGCGGGGCCTCTGGATTTACTGTATGTAGCGATTAGCTGCCTGTGGTTTAGCTCTACCATCTGCTATACTGTATCCCATACAAAGTGGAAAGGCGCAAAACTAGCCCTCGGCGTAATCGCCATGATTAGCCTGGTTCATCCGGTTTTGACTCAGATTGAAACATTGTTCTTTGGGAGTGCGTTTGCCATCATTTCCAAAAGCGATATTCTGTTGATTATGCTGGCAAATATTTTACCGCTTTTAGCATCCGTTCCATTGGCAGTTAAAATGTGGAGCAAAGGAAAATCGAACGAATCCGTTTCTGTTTCCCCTATCGATATGAAGAAGCTCTTGATAAGCATCTCGATGGTCGGGATCGCCTATATGATTATATACTTTGTTTTCGGTTATTTTATCGCGTGGAAATCTGAAGCCGTGCGGATATTTTACTCCGGCACTTCGCATGACATAGGCTTTTGGGCTAAGCTTAGAGAAAACTGGAGAGAGAATCCGGCCATCTACCCATTCCAATTTATGAGAGGAGTCCTGTTTGGGGGAGCCGCTTCGCTACTGCTATTTATGGGTTGGAGTCGTCGGGGAGACTTCATCATTAATATCTGCCTGATTTATCTGTGTACAGCTGTTGTACTCATTATTCCAAACTTTCTTTTCCCTGATGCGGTCAGATGGGCGCATTTTATTGAAATGTTTTTGTCTATGCTGCTTTTCGGAATGATGACAGGATTGATAATGACCCACGACCCTTTAAGGAAATACTAATTTACTTTTTCAAAGATTCCTCATACTCCTCAATGACTTTAAAAAATTCACTTGCCTTTATTTCCTCAAACTCTGTGGGATTTTTAAAATCACAATCCGCTTCAATGCTTGCATACAAAATATCTTTTATCATAAACAGCCTGCTCCGTGAACGTCCCCAAACCCTTAATTCAAATCCTAAATTGGGTTTATTCGGTGATTTCAGTCCTAAAACTTGACATTTATCAACCCACGCTTTTGCAATGGGAGAATTTTTCTTAAACAGTCCGGGGGCGTCTTTCTTAAAATACTTTCCAAACTTATCCGTGTCACCATCAGACGGACAAATATGTAAGTACTTTGCCGACTGATAATACTCATGAGTTTCAAAACCCTGCTCTTTTGCAAACTCCACAAACGCAATATTTACCTTTTCCGACATGGCCTTGTAATCCAAGTACTCTTTATGGATCGAGCTGCTGGGTGTAACTATGTAAAACTTTTCCATTGTGTTATTCCTCCTCTTTCCACTCAATTAGTTCGCCACAATCTTGGCAAAAACTCTGGCCAAGTTCAATCTCATCGTTTCCGCACTTAGGGCATTCATATCCCCAGCCTTTATGATCCATTTTTATATCTGCCATCTTGATCTCCTATTCTTTCGGCATCTGGAACTCATCTGTTCCATTCGATTTGCATGAATATTTGCATGAATATATCTCCGCCAGGACTTCCGCAGCCCTCTTCATGTTTTCATACCTTCCAAGTTCCTCACGTTTTCTACGGTCTGAGTCAGGCGTGCATTTTACAATAGTTCCGAAAAAATGCACCTCATGGGTAAAATGTTCATTGCCCTGCTGATCTATAATTTTCATGGCTTATTTACCTTTCCTCTCTTCACTCCTCCACATTCTCTGTCCAAACTCCGCTATCATTTCAGCAATCACCTGCTCCATGAAAGGATACTTCTTCATCAAGACCACTGCCCAGGTGTTCATGCGTTCCCATTCATCTGAATGCCTTTGAAGAATCTTCCCACGGTAATTGAGCCAGAACTTGTTATACACCTCATCAAAGGCTTTCTGTACTTCCTGATCCGTCATAGACTTTCCACCTTCACGTATATGCCAGGGAGATCAGCCCAGTACTTTTCAATCACTTCTGACGCCACCTGTGCATCATCTTTCCAGAAATGCAGCTCCGTCATAACATCCTTAAGAAGCTTTACTAGATTGTCTGTGTCAGGCTTGCTGGTCTTATACTCCCCGTTCTTATGTTTGCCAGTAACAGGGAAGCACCACCACGTTGTTAACCTCACAGGACCAGTGAACCTTTTTTCCGGTACGTGCTGCCCCAGGTATGCCTGAAACTTCGCCCTGGCTGCTTTCAGTTCTTCCGGTTCATAAAAGATCGGTTTCCCATTTACCACATGAACTTGCTTCTCCTGGTGAGTCACGGTGGGAACCTTTTTCATAGGCATGAAAAAATCAATCACCAAAACCATCTCCTTCATAATCTTCAAACAGGCAACATGTACGGCAATCATTCTCCGCAACTCCTTGTGGAGTATCCGCACCTTTGCATAACGGATAGGGATCATCGTTTGCTGTATAACATTCTGGTCTTTCAAATCTATCTTTCCCCATTTGCTTTACCTCTCTAAATTATTAATGTACGAAACTTTTATTGCTTCGGAAATTCGCCTTGCCACGGGGAGGGGGAAGGGACAGGGCGGGCAGTGCTTAAGCCCGTCCTTTCCTACCCTCGTGACCACGCTTGCGGGGGAAAAATATATATATTTATATATAGTGTTTTTTTCCGCAATTGCAAATAACTTTAATTCCTGTTTTTTTCCGCACTATTTTCCAATGTTGCAGGAAACGTAATTTATGTTTTTTTCTTCAATATTATAAGAATTGCAGAAAACGTCTTACTCTGTTTTTTTCTGCACAACTCCGTCAACGATTTCAAAGCCACCATGCTCTTTTATCCGATCTCTGACAGATCGTTCAGATATTCCCATGGCCCCTGCAAGGTCGGATAGTGTAGGTGGATCTCCAAAATTACAGTTTTCCACGGAGCTCTCTAAAGCTTCCTTCCTCTCCTGCTTCTTTTGCTCTTTGGGCTTACGGCTATTCATTGCACGTTTCCACGGTGCCTGTTCTGCTTCTGGCTGAATATCTCCCAGCACCCCAGACTTATCCAGCTCATGTACCGGATAATTAAACCAGAGGTTCTGCGGTTCAAACTTAGAAAACTCTCTTAGGGTCCCCTCGATACGCCATGCAGTCATGCCCTTTACCTTAGCCTTAGCAACTTCGATATTACGCTCCAGGACAGCCATCTGCCACTTTTCAAGCTTCTCTTTACAGTACTCCATCATCTGGAAGCTACTGCATAAATCGTCCTGTGAGAGATCGCCCTCCCACTTGGTATTAGCATCAAGGTACTGCTTGCAGGCGTCACAAACTGCCCGGTTTTCCTGTTGTTTCATCAGTTCTTCGGTCGTTTCTAGTTCAATAAGATCAATAAGCGCATCGGGATCCCTGGCGAATACGCCAGACCCGCTGGCCCGGTCCATGGACTTCTTTCCGCCCTGGCTTCCTTTGCTGTGATGATGGCAGTAGATCACCGCCACACCAAGTTCCGTGCACACCTTGTCAAACTGGTTGCAGAAATTAGACATCTGATCGGCGCTGTTTTCATCACCAGTAATTACCTTATAAATAGGGTCAATCACGATGGCTATGTAATTCTTTTTCGCCGCCCTGCGTATAAGCATTGGGGCCAGTTTGTCCATGGGGCGTGACTTGCCTCGCAAGTTCCAGATATCTATGTTTTTAAGGTTTTTAGGCTGCCACCCAAGCGCCTGATACACATCTTTAAAACGATGAAGGCAGCTGGCCCGATCGAGTTCCAGGTTTACATACATGATCTTACCCTGCGTACAAGCCCAATTAAGCCACTGTTTTCCCTCAGCTATAGCAATACACATTTCGATCTGTAAAAACGATTTCCCGGCCTTTGAGGGGCCCGCAATCAGCATCTTATGCCCTTGTCGTAACAGCCCGTCAATCAGGGTCGGTGCCAACTCCGGAAGGTTATCCCATACAACATCAAGGCTCTCCGGATCAGGAAGATCATCGTTGATGGACTCGATCCATTCTTTCCATTCCGTCCAGCTCTCTTTACCTATATTAGTATCAACGATAAACTGCTTCTGACCGCCTCGCATGACGCCGGGCATTCTGGATAGTCTGGAAGGGTTCTTGTTTTGCTGGTCAATAGCGAGTCCATTTTTCTTGCAGATATCATAGAGATAATCCACCCGCTTCCGATATTCTGCCTGATCGGCAGCATCAATCCTTACAATGGCATGAAGACTTTTCCCTCCACTATGGACCAGACAGGCAACCGGCAACTCTAACTCCCGGATAATGGCGTGCTGCTTTTCAATGTCCATCAAATCCGATTCCACCAGGGCGTATTTAAAGTCAGAGACATTGTCATTCTTTACACCTTTCCCATCCAAAGGATTAAATCGGATCCATGCCCCACCTTCTGGATCATAATCCCCCAGCACGCTGCCTATATCCCCATTGCACTGTGACAAAAGCTCAATCAACTTTCCTGCGGTCCGGCCATAGGCTCCCTTATCAGCAGGCACCCACTTTTCCTTGCCTTTTTCTTCTTTCTTCCAGCTCTTTACGACATAACCTACATTTTCCCCGGCTTCAAAAAGTGTTTCCAGGTATTTTATTAATTCCACCGCTGGGTTCCAATGTTTTGGCTGAAGCACTTCCCTGGCCTCTACCCAGCTGCTGTCAACAATCATGCCTTCTGCTGACACAGTATCATTCCAGTCAAGGGCTGTCCCAGGATCATAGGGAGGTGTCCACCCCTGTTCCCTGGCAAACTGGACAATGGTTCCACCTGTCACCGGAGTACCGGCCCCGTGGAAGCCCCGCCATTTTTGCTCACACTCCCCTGCGTGATAACGCCGGTCATTCATGCTCCAGCGGTCCCATACATCAACGGAATACCCTTCATGCTGCAGAGCCATGCCAACATTAACCCAACCCTGATAATCAAGCTCTGAGGGGTCTATATGATTTAGGACCTCCATGAGGTCGTATGTACTATCCATGTTTCAAGTCTCCTTATTCCGGTATATATTCCTGCGGATTCACGCCGGAGGGTGCTCCTCTCCAACCTGCCGCTGCTATACGGTCAATCATGTTTTTGGCAGAATCAAAGTTCCACGTTCCCACATGCTGAAATCCGTACTTTTCCAGGCAGCGGATCTGCTTTGGTGTGCTCAAATTTTCTTCCTGCCGCTTGTGCAAACGGTCCAGGATTAAGCTGGCCTTTCCAGCATTGTCTATCTGATCAGGGAGGATTCCCCGCTTTTCAAGCTCTCTTTTCTGGCTGTCTGATGGGGGTGCCATTTCCCAACCAAAGGCCGGCACATATCCAGATAAATCCTCCGCCTGGATACTCATTTCAAACTGCAGCGGATCCACCAGCTTTTTCTTGCGATTCCGCATTTCCTTAAGCTGCTTTGCAAGGGCTTCCTCTCTTTGAGCGACAACATCTTCTGCCGCCTGTTTTTCTGCCTCTTCAATATCCATAGGGCAGCCAGCCTTTTCGATGTTCTCAGTCATTTTCTTTGCGACTTCCTCATCCTGACAGATCAGACTTGCAGGGTGGCAAAGCTCATGACGTTCTGTGTGCCATAGAAAGTCCAATAATAATAAATGGTCTTTCCCTGGGAATAATCTGGTACCACGCCCTACCATCTGGCTGTAAAGACTACGGACCTTCGTCGGCCGCAGGACTACAATACAATCTACACTTGGACAGTCCCAGCCTTCGGTAAGAAGCATGGAGTTGCATAATACGTTATAATCTCCCCGATCATAGGCTGCCAGGACCTCCGCCCGGTCTTTGCTGTCCCCGTTTACCTCGGCGGCCTTAAAACCCTTTTCATTCAAAATGTCCCGGAATTTTTGGCTTGTCTTAACTAAAGGAAGGAATACAACAGTCTTCCGGTCCCTGCAATGCTTTTCCATTTCATCCGCTATCTGATACAGATATGGATCCAAGGCCGTTGCCAGATCTCCGGATTTAAAGTCCCCGGACTGCATACCAACACCTGATAGATCAAGCTGCAGGGGAATAGTAAGAGCTTTGATTGGGGATAGGAATCCGGCCTTGATTGCTTTGGGAAGCGTGTATTCATAAGCCAGACTGTCAAAACATTCACCCAGGTTTCTCATGTCGCCCCGGTCCGGAGTGGCCGTAACACCTAGAATGTTGGCTCCTTTGAAATAATCTAAAATCTTTTGGTAACTGTCAGATAAACAATGATGTGCTTCGTCGATAATGATGGTGTCGAAATAATCCACCGGGAATTGTTTTAGTCTCTTATCTCTCATTAGGCTCTGGACGGACCCGACTACAACCCGGAACCAACTCCCTAAGCAGGTTTCCTCTGCCTTCTCGGTAGCGCACCCAAGGCCCGTTGCTTTTCCGATCTTATCGGCAGCCTGATCCAATAGCTCTCCCCGATGGGCCAGAATCAACACTCTGTTCCCCCTGCGGACACAATCTTCTGTTACCTTGGCAAATACGATTGTCTTACCGCATCCGGTGGGGAGGACCAGGAGCGTCCGTTTGACGCCCTTGTCCCATTCTTCAAAAACAGCAGCCTTTGCCTCTGACTGATATGGTCTAAGCTCCATAGTTAAAATGTCCCTGCTTTAAATTTTTTAGGTTCATATGGAAGATACCTTTTTACATGGTTAAACTTTTTACTTGGATCATCTCTGCCTGGAGTTACCTCGATTGTAGCTTTTCCCTTAGCTCCGGGAACTGCTGGCCAGTTCATTCTTACCTTGCCATCAACTTCCTTTTCACCAATGCAAAGGAAGAACTGTGCAATCTTCCATTGCATTTTATCGTAAAGAAGCAGACTTTCTGTTATAAGAGCAGTCCCCTCTGGCGTATCAATTCTCAACTTTAATATTGCTTTGTTACATTCAGGAGATCTATCTCCGCCTGGATGTCTTGCACGTTCAAAAGATTCTACAGTGAAATCATAATCTCCAGGAGGAAGGAGGACAAAGTCCCCGCCCCCTTCACCTTTTTCCACTTCATCGTCCCAACCTAATTCTTTTGCTTCATAATCTGCCATCTATTTTTCCTCCTTAATTAAACACTAAGCTGTCTTTTTCTTTCATTTCCTTAATCATGGGATATACCTGATCCCAGGCTCCTACCAACACACCAGAGATAAAGTCCGGCGGATAATCAGCGACCGCCATATCTGCGGGGAAGTATCCTCTGGCAGCCACTACGTTTTGGATATCCCACTCGTCAACCTGATTGTGTATCATCAGATCCAGGAGGGCTTTAGGAATCTTCTCATCCACTTTTACATCTGGGGGGTTCATAGGTTCTGACTTTGTATCCACCGGCGGAGCTGTCTTCTCTTCCTTTGGAGGCTCCTGAATGCTTTTACTGACTGTACTCCCGGATTCTTCCTGCCTCGTCTGTGAAGTGGATGGGGCTGCTTTTCGCTCTTCCTTTGCAGGTGTTGCCGGACCTGTCGATTCTTCAACAATGTGACGAATGGCATCATATTCAAATAGAACTTCATCAGGGAGCCCATACCGGTTCTTAGCATCCCAGCAGGAGTGATGGGTCGTGTACATAACACGTCTGCCGCCCTGAGCTTTGTTCTTGCCCTTCTGGGCGCCTTGTCCATCCACGTTGACAACCATCGTCTTATAATTACAGAAGAGGACCATATCCGCCCATT